TGATCGTACCGCTAGGAATAGTTACATTGGCTAAAGTAAGGTTTCCAAGGCTTGTAGATGTATTGCCTAAACCAACAGTAGTGTTACCAAGGGTAATGTTGCCACCCGTAATAGCTGTATTAGCAATGGCAATTGCTACATTAACTGCATTGGTTACTTGACCTTGAGCATTGATAATTACTTGAGAAACAGTTGATGCGTTCCCGTATGAACCAGCCGTAACAGTCGTATTGGCAAGCGATACTGTGCCATTCCCAGTAATTGGGCTTGGGCTTACATTGATTCCAGTACCAGCGTTAATCTGGGTTACTGTACCGTTAGTAGTAGTTCCGCTTGTAACGACTTTAAGGACCATGTCTTATACCCCATCGCCAGGTGTGATGTAAATTGTGGCATTAGCCGTACTTGTGCCAGTAAAGTAAGCATTGGGAGCAAAGGTCAGAATCTCATCTGTACCCGCTAACAATGGAAAAGCTGTACCGCTAGTGGTCACATTGGCTGAGTTGGTAGTAGCAGTTGCAACATCATTGCCATAACCTAAAAACACCAAGCTAGTACCAGCATTAATAATCCGATATTGATTTCCACCTAAAGTAGTGGATGAACATTGAACGGGAGTAGGTGCAACAACACCAGCCGTAAAAGTAATGGTGTTACCAGTTTTGCAGAAGGCGTTGATTCCCATAACTACTCCTTATTGAACGGATGCTTCTTCTGGTGGTGGCACTTGTGGATCAGCTTGCTCTTTAATCTTGGCTAACAATGTCCAAGCACCTGTTTTGGTTGGCAATTCGCCTAAAGTTTGCAAAATGTAATTTACATCGTTAATTTCTAGTTCTAGCTTAATCATCATGCGCTCCAAGGTAATCCGCTTAACTGTACTGGATTCTTTTGTGCTTCAATCTGTGTAGCCAATGCTGCCTCTACTGTGTCTTTACCTAAAGAATCTTGTACCCATCCAATGACTTCAGCTTGTGTCAAATCAGCGTAAGGCTTGTAAGCCTTCTCTTCTTGTGTATAGCCTACTGTGCCATAGGTAGAAGCGTTGTATTCACCATCTGTAGCGGATACAACATAATGCGCTGTGATTACGAAACCGTCAGAAGTCTTGCGGTCTAAATTAACGATATTCCAAGTGTAAGTATTCATTTGTTTTCCAATGCAGTAAGGCGAGTGGTTAGTGATTCTATAAGGGCTTGTTGTTCTTGAATTGCTTTAGTCAAAGCAGCAATAATAGGTCTTTCATCTAACCCTATAAAACTGACTTCTTCAGGTGTATTTTTACCAGAAATTACATTTTTAATGAACGCTTGTGGAATTATTGGCTCAACATCTTGAGCAATAAACCAAAGCTGTTTAGGTGTTGATTCATCCTCATTAATCATTCTATATAGCGTTGGCTTTAACTCCATTACCGCATCAAGACCAACAGTAGATAGTTCAAAATCTTTCTTTTGGTTTTTATCCGATAAAGGTGTATAAACACCAGTAGCACCATTAATACTTGCTATTTGCGTGCCTGTACCATTGACAAAACCTATGTTTGCACCCGTACCAATACCTAAGCCAACGTTACTGTAAGGAAATAACCCATACCCGCCTCCCCAGTTCGCCCAAGAACCGCCACCACCTGATAAATTTACACCGCCATATTGTTTGCCAATAGTTATTCCAGAAGAACTAGAACTTGTAGTACCAACCAACAAATTACCACTAGAGTCAATACGCATCCGTTCTGTGGAACTTGTGTTGAGTATAGTTGCACCATTTGGGCTATTTAAAGATAAGTTGCCAGCATAAGCACTAAGCGACTCACCCCATGTCATAATTGGATAGCCATTCATATTTAATTTGTAATAGGAATAAGCACCCGCACCTTTAGACAAATCAATATCAATATATTGGTTTACAGCAGTACCAGTTGCATCATTTAATTGAAATGCAATTGCTCCATTGCCAAAATTTTGCGCTCTAACATTTCCTGATACATCTAATTTTGTGCTAGGACTACTAGTACCAATACCTACATTCTGTGATGTATTTACAGTAATAGCTTGAGTGCCATTAGTAGAAATATTGACAGCTCCTCCAGAAGAAGCTATCACTACATTAGATGTGCCGTTAACAATAGAATTTGCGCTTACATTAGTTGTTCCGCTTGCAATGGTGACATTGGTCAATGTGACATTGCCAAGGGTGGTAACGGTGTTTCCTAGACCAACGGTGGTATTCCCAATGGTTACTGGCGTATTAAAGTCAGCATCTAGGTTACTTAAAGGTATGCTCGTTGTAGCATTACCAAAGACAAACGGAACTCCAGCCATTTAGAACCTCACTCTCAATTCATGTTCAAATTCAAATGTATTGACCACAAAACCTGCTGAGTTTGAAGTTTGTGTCAACCCTAAATATTTACCCCATTGTTGCGCATCTGATTTATACAGTTCATATCCTGTACCACCTATCCAAGATATTACAGTAGAACTGTTGTTAATCCAAGGGATGGTATTGCCAGAACTGTTGTACCAAGTAACATAATTACCCAAAATATAAGGTGAGCTAGACCCTTGTTCAGAATCCACAGTTACAGATAATTCAATTCCAGATTCAACCGTTGCTTCAATAGCAAATTTTAATGCTTGTTTAGTCCGAATTGGATCGCCCATTGGATTTAATGCAGTCTGAATACGACTGGTAATTGCCGATGTTGAATCCTGATATAAGCGGTACAAATCTCTGCCTCTTACACCGTACATATTGATAATTCCATTTACAGGTACGGAAGTGGTGTACTTCATATCGTTACCTTGGCTTGTAATAAACCATTTTTTCTCAAAAAACACCGCTTGGATGTACCGATAACTGTTAGTAAAAGTGGTATCGTGGTATCTAAAATTAAATGCAGCGCACAAAATGTTGTTTAAAAGCACCTGACCAGCCGTAACCTCCTCAGTCACAAAGTCAATATTTGGAAACATTCCATCCAAAGAATCTGACAATTTGCTAGTTGTAGAACCTACAAGGGCATAAACCCCGTAGTTATTCATAAACAATACAGATCGGAAGTAAGGAAAGATAGCATACGCTAACTTAGACCCTACCGATGCGCTCACATTAGTATTTGTAAAAATAGTAGAGCCACTAGCAGTAACCCTAACATCTGAGAATACATTGATGGAATCATCGCCAAAAATATACAAAAAGTTATTAGCAGAAAGAATCTGCTGTATGTTTCCATGCAATGTTCCGTCTGTGATAACAAAATTACCTGCTGAAACGCTTGTAAAGTCGCTATACGACCCCGCAGCCGAGTAATAGATAGTTCGCCCTTGGGCAATCCAAACACGCCCTGAAAAGCTCGCTATTCCTGAGTTTTTGTTTGAGTTAATGTTGGCTTGTAATACAGCGCCTGATCCACCGCCTCCCGCTACCGTAGCGGTAATATTGGCAGAATTAGTATAGTTTGTACCATTGTTGGTCATAATGACCTGAGTAATGGTATTGCCTGAAATGATTGCCGTTCCTGCTGCGTTCGTGCCACCGCCACCAGAAATTGTCACAATTGTATTGGCAGCATTGATATAACCAGAACCACCAGAAATTACATTGACATAAACTGTGCCTGTGGCAAAAGTAGTAATTTCAGCAATAGCATTAGCGCCTGATCCACCGCCACCACTAAAGGTAACGGATAAATTAGCATTATTTGTGTATCCCGTACCGCCATTTACTAAACTGACGGAAGCCACTGTATTGCCACCACTTACTAAAGTAGCTACCGCATTAGCTTGATCTCCGCCTGTTTGATCTGGTCCTGAAATAACTACGGTAGGTGCAGTGTTGTATCCCGTACCCTTATTAGTTAAAGCAATTGTGCCAACTGAGCCTACGCTGATTACGACATTGCCATCCCAAGTAAAATATCCCTTGTCTGGGTCAAGAATAAGCATCCTATCGTTGTACCACTGAGTGGTGTTAATAGGATAAAGTTCAGAAACACCAACAGTAGAAAAAGTCCCCGCTGGCGCTACATTACCAAAAGTGTTGTTGTTAATGTTGAAATATTGAGCTGATCCATCCGATAAAAATCCAACAATGTAGTCTGAAATGTTTAAATTACAAGAAGTAAAGTAAACAACATCGTTACCAAAAGTAACTGCTACATTAGAGCTGTTTTGGACTGCGCTACTGTTAGGAACAATTTTAATGTTTCCTGAACCAATAGGCTGAGCATTTTCAATCCAAGAAAATTCATTTTCATCAATTGCAGTGCGGTTTGCTTTAGTGTTAAGACCTTTAAAAGCCTTAACAACCTGATATGACTTTTTCTGTTCGGCTGCTGCCATGATTAGTATGGACTACTGTAAACGCTAGGAATCCTACGGGTAAATGTACTGTTAAGCACAGATGCACCCTGTTTACTGTATTCCTGTTTGTAAATCTCGGCTTCACCATAACTTTGTTCATAGTATTTAGCAAGATAAGCAGCGTAGAACTTAACCATAGTGCTATACGGATCGTTTATTACATCCGTTACTGTTGGCGTGTTTAATGACAATGGATTAGGCAAAACTACGCAATCAATCTCAATTTGATAGATTTGATCGGGTACTGGTCCTAAATAGATTTGTCCTTGACCATAAATACTAAAGGCTAAAGGTCTGCCAATGTAGTTTTGCCAAAATCTTAATCGTGCATTGAAATCACTCCAAGCTAAGTAATCCATCGGTACACGAGTATTACCCCAGTACAGATTGATGTTGATAATGTCTAAGACTGTGTTTCCAGAGCTTGGTGACAATGGGGATGACCCCATTAACTGTGTCAAAGCTGCATAGCTAATGTTCTCGCAATTACCCACATAAGTCAATTGGGCTGACCCGTCTGCAAAGGGAGCTGTTGGAGGGTAGTTGCTGTAATTGTTTGTACCGTTAGCAGGATAAGCAGGTGCTGTAGAACCTGAAGTTCCCGCAGTAGTGTATTGATAAATAAAAATATTTGAAAATACAAAGCTGTTTAAAGTAACGCTTGTATTTGCTACCCAAGCAGTTGGGTTAGTTGGTGTCACACTACTAATGGTTGCTGTGGGTGCGACTTGACATGGCGTTTGCGTAACAACAATTTCACGCAAACATCCAGTATCTCTGACAGCTCTTTCTCTGGCAGAGTTAATGTAATCGGTTAACTGCGAATC